GAAAAGAAGAAGCTGAAAAAGATAAAATTCTATGGCTTGTTATGGCTGTAGGAATAGCACTAATTATAGGCATATTTGTACAGAATCTTAAAGCAGACCAAATAGTTCATAAATTTAAGTCCCCTAGTTTTAACGGTATGGGTACCAGCTCACATTATCTTACGATTGAAAACCAAGAGTTCTCAAGAAAATTAACCATTAAAGAAGAAATTAAAGCCTTGCAGGATGAAATAGAAAGAGAAAAAGAAAACTCTACCCTTGCAAGATTTATGCGTAATCTTGAGTCAAGGGTATACGCAGAACTGTCAAGACAGCTAGTTAATAACCTCTTTGGTGAAACACCATCTGATTCAGGTACAATAACCTTAGAAGGAAACACCATAGAATATACAAGTGATGGTGTAACATTAACTCTTAAAATAACGGAAGCAGATGGAACGGTTACTGAAATTACAATACCTATCGGTACTTTTACTTTCTAGTTGTTCTATATTCAACCAGTTTGAAGATACGTACGAGAAAAGATTTAAGGCAAACGACGTAGTATCCATTCAAGACCTTCAATCTGTACAATTAAAAAATGTAAACCTTCCAAAGGTAAGCCCAGTAGTTGCTGTATATCCAGCATCTTTTACGGACCAAACAGGTCAACGTAAAAGCAACAGCGAATTTGCTTTATTTAGTACAGCCTTAACTCAACAACCTAACGCACTTTTGATAAGAGCTTTAAAACATGCTGGAGACGGCAATTTTTTTAGAGTTGTAGAAAGAGTTGGTTTAGATAATCTTACTAAGGAAAGACAGCTTATAAGGTCAGCAAGAGAACAGTTTGCTAGTGAAGAAGATAAAAAAAAACAATTACAACCTTTATTATTTGCAGGTGTATTAATGGAGGGAGCTGTAATATCTTACGAATCAAACTTAGAATCTGGTGGTATTGGAGCAAGATATTTAGGAATAGGAAATAGTATTCAATACAGAGAAGATACTGTAACAATAAGTTTGCGTATGGTATCTGTAGCTACAGGTGAGGTTTTGCTAGAGGTTTTAAGTCAAAAAACTATATTTAGTTATGGCAAATCAGAGGATGTATTTAGGTTTATAGAAGCTGGAACTGAGTTAGTAGAAATAGAATTAGGTAACGCTAGAAACGAGTCATCAACAATAGCTTTGATGAAAACAATAGAAGGAGCTGTACTAGAATTAATAAAGCAAGGTTATACCAAAAAATATTGGGTTTTACAATCAGAAAATAAAGAGTAGAATATATATATGAAGAATAAACTTATAAGCTTAATTGCTGTTTTTTCTCTAGGAGTTACTGCAGCAGATAACGAAATTTACGTAGACCAGTCTGGTACTGGGGCTAATATAGACCTGGAACAATTAGGTATATCTAATATTATAGGTGGACTTAATTCAACATCAGGAAATCTTACAGCTTTTGATTTAGATGGTACTACTATGACACTTGATATCAATATGATTGGTGCCACTAACAAGTTTCTTGGTGATATATTTGCAGATAATTTTACAGGTTTATACAACTTTACTGGTGGTACTAATACATTTACTATTCAAGTAGACCCAACAGACACATACAGTTCAGATGGTACAGACCAAAATGTAACTGTTACTGGTAGTAGTAATACATTTACTTTAAACCAAGGTACAACTGCAATAGCAGCATCTCTTAATCTAGATTGGATTATTCAAGGCTCTAACAACACAGTAACATCAAACATAAATATTGATGGTGCTACAAACTATATGGATATAGATGGTTCTGATAATACAGTAAATTATACTGGTACTGGTACTAATGCTTCTGCAGGTGGGTATTTTTGGTTAGACCATACAGGTGGTTCGAGAACTTTTAATATTCAACAACTGAGTACCCAAGATAATGACTGGCTTAAAATTATATCAATTGGCGGCAATGCTAGTTCTACTGTTTGCGTTATCCAAAACGACCAAGGTACAAGCACAAGCTGTTAATATAGGCGATATATCTGAACTAAATGGTTCGGCACAAATTGTAAGAAACAAACCACTAGATGCTACCTTAGAATTTGCTATACAAAGCAATGATGAAGCTATTACATCTAATGGCAGAATGGCTATTACATTTTTAGATGATTCAATTGTAAAACTTACAGAACACTCACAACTCTTAATAGATGAATATATCTATGACCCTGACCCATCCAAATCTAAAATGGCGCTTACCTTTGGTCTTGGAACAGCTAGATTTATTACAGGCAATTTAAACCGAATAGATAAGCAAAACATTCAACTTAAAACACCTACAGCTAATATAGCTATTAGAGGTACAGACTTTACAGCAACGGTAGATGAATTAGGTCGTAGCCTTATAATATTATTACCAGATGCTCTAGGCCTATCTAGTGGCGAAATAATTGTAACTACAGCTATGGGGACTGTCACTCTTAACAAACCATATCAGGCAACAACTGTTAGCGTGTTTGAATCAAAGCCAAGCAATCCAGTTATTTTAGATTTGACTTTGGATGTTATAGATAACATGCTAATTGTTACTCCACCTAAAAAAGAAGAGTCTGTTCAAGAAGAGGTATCTACCAAAAAACAAGAAAATATTTTAGATTTTAATGACCTAGATATAGATTATCTTGCAAAGGATTTTCTTGCAGCAGACGACTTAGAATTTACAGAGTTAGATATTAACTATCTTGATGTTAATTACTTAGAAGATTTATTAAATGTTTTAGATGCTCTTGCTATAGCAGAAGATGAGGATGCTTTAGCTCAAGCAACAAGCACTCAAGTATCAGGAACGCTTTTGGGCAAGGACCCAGACACCCAAATAACTACTATTATTACAGGTCAAATTGTTAGCTTAAGAAGAAGTGTAAACGAAACAGTACAATTAGATTTAAACAGCAACGACTCATATACAGTTATCTTTATACAAGATGGTATTTCTAATATAATAAAAGTAAATGGAGGAAGTGATAGTGTTATTACTATTACTCAAAGTGATTAATGAAACGACTATTATTACCTATACTTATAATACTTTCTTTGCCGTTAATTTTTCAAAGCACGCCTACAGAAATACTTAAGTTAAAAATATTTGATACATTTGTAACAACGCCAGAACCTTCTGGTAATTTTGTAATTCTTAATATAACCGAAGAAGATGTTGCTAAAGAAGGAGGGTGGCCTTTACCAAGAAGAACACTTGCTCAAATACAAGTTGACCTTATTAATCAAGGAGCTATCGGAGTGGGGTGGGTTATAAGTTTTCCTCAAGCAGATAGAATGGGAGGAGATGAAGTCTTTGCTACAACGCTGGGATATGCTCCATCTGTTTTAGCAATGTTTGAAACTCCTAACGGTAAATATCCAAAAACTACTGGAACAGTTATTAAGGGAAACAATCCTGGAGGAATGTTAAGTCAAGGCGTAGTACAAAATATTAAAATTTTGCAAGACAACTCATTGCAAGGAATTGCAACTGCACCTACCGATATAGATAACTTAGTCAGAAGAATACCATTATTATTAAAAACTCCAGATGGATATGTTCCTGCTTTTGGTACAGAAGTATTAAAAGCACTAACAGGAGCAAAAACTTACATTATCACTACAAATAATAATGGTATACAAGAGATATCAGTCAGAGGAATACCGCCAATCAAAACAGATAGCCTTGGTCGTAAATGGATAAGCTGGGTAGATACACCAGAAACCAATTTACAAGAAATGAATGTTGCTGGCAAGTTTGTTTTTGTTGGCGTAACTGCTAATGGAATTATGCCTCAAATTGCAACTCCGTCTGGATTATTAGAGCCACATAAAATTCAAGCAGCATTATCTGAGTCAATTCTTATAGAAAACTCTCCAATAATTCCAGATTTTGCTTTAGCTTTGGAAATTTTAATTTTTGGAATTTTTGTCACTCTGACGTGGCTTGCAATCAATTATCTTGGTATAACTAAGGGCGTAAGTATAGCTGTAATTTTACTCTTAACTACAGCCCTCTCAGGCGTTTTTAGCATTCAAAAGGGTTATTTAATAGATTTTTCTTGGACTTTTGTATCTCAGTTCATAACTGCAGCTATTGCCTTCTATATAAACTTTAGAAAACAGTTTAAATTGCGTCAACAAATTAAAAAACAATTTGAACATTACCTTGACCCAAGACAGGTTAAACAACTCCAAGATAATCCTGAGTTGTTAAAACTAGGTGGAGAAAAAAGAATATGTACTTTTTTATTTACAGATGTCAGGGGCTTTACAAATTTATCTGAAAAACTAAAACCAGAAGAAGTAACTGACATAATGAACAAAGTTCTTACCGTACAAGTGGAATGTATCCAGGCACATGGAGGAATGGTAGATAAATTTATAGGCGACGCATGCATGGCCATCTTTAACGCTCCTTTGGATTTAGATGAACATGAACAACGTGCTGTTGCCTGCGCTAGAGATATGAGAACAGCAATTCGCATGTTACAAAAAGAATTACCAGAACCAATTGCAATAGGTATAGGTGTAAATACAGGAGAAGCTATAATTGGCAATATGGGTTCTGATACAAGATTTGACTATTCAGCTATAGGAGATGCAGTTAATACTGCAGCGAGACTTGAGTCAGCTACCAAAGAAGCAGGTGTTGATTTATTAATTGGAGAGTCTACTCGTAAAAAAGTACCAGAAGCTACGTTTTGTAAAAAAATGTACGTTAAGGGTAAAAAAGACGCACTCAAAGTGTATACTATTTAAGATGAGCAAAGTGTTAATTGGAATTATAGTAGTAATGGGATTGGCAACTTATCTTCTTTGGAATCAAAATTCCAAACTATCTGCTCTTAACCAAGCATTTGAAATAAGAAACCAGGAACAAAAATTAGCTATAGAATCATTGCAAAATGATTTTACCTTGCAAACAGATAGTTTATTAGAGATTCAAAGTCGTAACCAAGAAATACAACAAGAGATGTCAAGATATCTTGACATATTTAAACGTCACGATTTAACTAGGTTAGCAGCAGCTAAACCTGGACTAATAGAACCAAGAGTAAATAAAGGAACCAAAGATGTATTTGATAGCATTGAAGAAGATAGTCGTAACATCGACAGTCTTGATGATGGCTTGCAGTTGCAGTCTGATACCAAGTAAACAACAGGTTGAAGTAATATCTAAGCCTATAGAGAGAACTATAGTGCAACCTATAATGCCAAGGGAAATAGATTTAAAAGACCCCTATTGGTATGTAGTATCAAATAAAAACATTGATGAATTTTTAGTACAAGTAGAAAAAGACCAAGGACAAATGGTTTTTGTGGCTATGTCAGTAACAGATTACGAGCTTATGGCTTACAACATGCAAGAATTAAAACGATATATTAATGAACTTACAGAAGTTGTTGTTTATTATAGAAAAGTAACAGTTAGCAAAAAAGATAATTAATCTGTTAAAATCAAGAAACCATTAATATTCAAGGGAGGATAATATGGGAATGATAGGAGAATGGCTAGGAATAGTAACTGGTGTTGTTTGCGCAGCATCTATTATTTGTTCGGTTACACCAACCCCAAAAGATGATGCATTAATAGGAAAACTTTACAAGATTCTAGAAATTGCAGCATTAAATATAGGTAAAGCAAAGGAGAAGTAGATGGCTAAAGCACCAGATGCTTTTGTTTACAACGCAACCTTAGAGCGAATAGTCGATGGGGACACCTTTGATTGTTCGCTTGACCTTGGTTTTGATGTAAAACTACACAAGCAAAGAGTACGCCTTCACGGTATTGATACTCCAGAATCACGCACCAGAGATTTAGCAGAAAAAAAACTAGGTCTTGCAGCAAAAGAAAGATTAAAAGAACTTTGCAAGGGTAAATTTAAAATTAAATCATTAGGAAAAGGTAAATATGGCAGAATACTTGGCATCCCTTATACAGAAGATGGCAAAGATATTTGCCAAATGCTCATCAAAGAAGGCCACGCAGTTGAATACCACGGCGGCAAAAAAGCAAAAGTATGGGGAGATTACTAACATGAATATATCTCAAGAAGGTTTATCTCTTATTAAAAAGTTTGAAGGTTGCGAGCTTGAAGCATATAAATGTGCAGCAGGAGTTTTGACAATAGGATATGGCTCTACCAAAGGCGTTAAAGAAGGCGATACTATTACTCAAGAAGAAGCAGATAAGTTACTTTTACATGAAATGGAAGAGTATGAAGGTTATATAAAAGATGCAGTAAATGTCGATTTACACCAAAATCAATTTGATGCTTTAGTTAGTTGGGTGTTTAACTTAGGTCCAGCTAATTTAAAAGCATCTACTATGTTAAAAGTTTTAAACAATAAAGAATATGATGACATTCCAGCTCAAATAAAACGTTGGAATAAAGCAGGTGGTAAGGTTTTACAAGGACTTATCAGAAGAAGAGAAGCAGAAGCCCTTTTGTTTGAAGGCAAAGAATGGCATGAGGTATAACTAATGCCTTTAAGCAAGATTTTATTTAAGCCAGGTATCAACAGAGAAGGTACTGAATACGACAATACAGGCGGTTGGTTTGACGTAAATCTTGTACGTTTTAGAAAAGGTAGACCAGAAAAGTTTGGCGGTTGGTCAAAAGACAGCTCAAATACTTATTTAGGAACTGCTAGAGCTTTACATGCTTGGACCTCTTTAGGAGGTACAAAGTATTTAGGATTAGGAACTACTTGGAAATATTATATTAGAGAAGGAGACAGTTACTCAGATGTTACCCCCATACGAAAGACTACAACTAATGGCGTTACTTTTTCTGCTACTGATGGCAGCTCTACTATAACAGCTACTGATAATCTTCATGGCTCAGTTATAAATGATTTTGTCACCTTTACAGGCGCTGTTTCTTTAGGTGGATTAATAACAGCAGAAGTATTAAATCAAGAATATC